GCCCCTGTGCTATTAGGAGGAAACCTATGCTTGACTTTACCGCATATCAGAAGCCCACGTTCACCGTAAAACTGCGCGGCGGCGACACCGCGCTGCGGCTGATCCCCCCGTCCGTGGAGCTGGTAGACGAGCTCCAGAAGGTAGGAGAGCTGCTCCCGGATGCCGGGACCGGCGACCAGAACGCGCTGGGGGCCGTTTATGCCATCGCAGCTGCGCTGATGAGCTGCAACCGCGACGGGATTGCCGTCCAGCCGACAGACATGACCGGCAAGTATGATCTGGATCTGGAGGATATGGCCGTATTCTTCTCCGGATATGTGGAGTTCATCAACGGCCTGTCTGAAAGAAAAAACTGATGCTCCCTTGGTACCCCACCGGCGATACCGAGGGAGATTGCAAATATAGCATCCCCAGCGCCTGGCGCAAGCTGGTGGCCGACTACACCGGCTTGAGCCTGGAGGCCGTTGGCCGCCTGGACTATCTCCGGTATTTGGCCCTGCGGCGGGATGCGTACATCTATCGCCTGGAGCAGACGGATGAGGGCCGGGAATACCTGGCCAACGCCTGGCGGCTGACCCAGACGAAGCCGGATCGTGCCGCGCTGCGGGAGCAGTTCGGGAGTAAGGAGGTGTAATTGTGGCCAACAAGCTGATACGGGGCCTTACCGTCGAGATCGGCGGCGATACCACCAAGCTGGGAGCGGCCCTGAAAAACATCGAGTCCAAGAGTAAGAGCCTGTCCGGGGAGCTGAACGCCATTAACCGGCTACTCAAGCTGGATCCGACTAATACGGAGCTGCTTGCGCAGAAGCAGCAGGTCCTCTCCGAGGCCATCAGCGCTACCCGCGAGAAGCTGGCCGCGCTCAAAGAGGCGGAAAATCAAGTCCAGGAGCAGTTTGCCCGCGGCGAGATTTCTGCAGAGCATTACCGTAAATTCCAGCGGGAGATCACGGCCACCGAGGCCAAGCTGAAAAAATACGAGGACTCCGCCAAGGAGACGGACGAGGCTCTCAAGAATCTTGCCAAGGGCACAAAGACCGCTGAGCAGCGGACCCAGGAACTGTCTAAGCGCTCCGGCGTGGCCGCCAAGGACCTGGACAAGCTCAAGGAGAAGGCAGACGACGTGGCCGACAAGGGCCTGAAGGTCCTGGCGGCGGCAGCCACCGCTGCCGTGGCCGCCCTGACGGCGGCCTCCGAGGCCACCCGGGAGTATCGCACAAACATGGCCAAGTTGAACGTAGCCTTCACCGACAACGGCCACAGCGCGGCAGAGGCCCAGGAGGCATACCAAGAGCTGGTGGGCGTACTGGGCGAAAGCGACCAGGCCGTTGAGGCGGCCAACCACCTGGCCAAACTCACGGATAACGCCCGGGACCTGGCCACCTGGACCGGGGACATTCTCCCCGGTGTATTCGCCACCTTTGGCGACTCTTTGCCCATTGAGGGCCTTACCGAGGCCGCCAACGAGACGGCCAAGGTGGGGCAGGTCCTTGGCCCCCTGGCGGACGCCCTGAACTGGGCCGGAGTTTCCGAGGACAAATTTAACGAGTCCTTGGCGGCCTGCTCCGACGAGCAGGCGCGCCAGGCGCTGATCACCGGCACCCTCTCCGGTCTGTATAAGTCCGCTGCCGCTCAGTATAAGCGCACCAACGCCGAGGTGATCCGGGCCAACAAGGCAAACGATGCCTGGACGGCGTCCTTGGCACAGTCCGGCAAGATGATGGAGCCCGTCATCACCGATGTAAAGGAGCTGGGCGTGGAGCTACTCCAGAGTGCAGATCAGCCCATCCGGAGGGTCAGTAAGTATATCCGCGGTACGCTTCTCCCTACGCTGGAGAAGGTCTCCAAGTGGGCGATGAAGAACGGCCCGCAAATCATCGGCGTGGCCACCGGCCTTGCCACAGCCATGGGCACCTACAAGGTCGGAGCCGCAGCGGCGAAAATCGCCACCAGCGACCTGACCAAGGTCATCCTGGGGGCCGAGAAGGCCCAGAAGCTCCTGAACCTGACCACGGCGGCAACCCCGTGGGCCCTGGCCATTGCCGGGGCCGCGGCTGTCGTCGCCGGGTTGGCGGCTCTGAGCGATGCCCAATCTCGGGCCGCTGAGTCTGTCAGCGCTCTGAGCGCCGAGGAGCAGTCCCTGTGCGATTCAGCTCGGGATGCAGCGGACGCATTTGCGGAGCAGCAGGCAGCCGTGAAGGAATCCATGAACGGCATTACCTCCCAGTTCGATCACACGGAAGCCCTGGCAAGTGAGTTGATGCGCCTGGCTGGTGCCTCTGGCGAGGTCCGCGAGGCGGATCGCGCCCGGGCCGCATTCATCCTGGGCGAACTCAACAATGCTCTGGGCACAGAGTACAAGATGGTAGGCGGCCAGATCCAGGCGTACAGCGATCTCAAGGCCAGCGTGCAGGAACTGATTGCCACTAAGCGGGCTGAGGCCCTGCTGAGCGTGAACGAGGACGCCTACAAAGATGCCCTGGCCAACCATCAGGCATATTACAACGCTCTTACGCTGGCCGAGAAGGACTACCGCGTCCAAATGGAGCTTACGGCGGAAGCCGTAGAGCGCAACCTGAAGGCCCGGGAATCCGGCAGCCTGCAGGAGCAAATCAACGCAGAAAACGCCCTGCGGGAGGCCCAGCGCATTGAGGAGCTCAAGCGCCAGGCGTGGCTGCAGTCTGCGGCCGACTTCGGCGCCTGCAAGGCTGAGGAACAGAAGTATGAGGCGGCGGCCGTGGCAGCCATGAGCGGCAACTATGAGCGCGTGGAGCAGATACTGGCGGATACAAGCTATGCTTACGATGCTATGGCGGACGCGGTAGGGACATCCCTCGACAAGTCTACCTCCGCCCTGGCCCGCAGCGCCACCGCGGCGGATGTGTATGCTCGGTACCTCCGCACAAATTTTGAGAACGGCGTAGCCGGGTTCACGGAGCCCATGGTGCTGGAAGCGGAGCAAGCCGCCGATGAGCTGTGGAAAAAGCTCGGCACGGCCCCCAGCAAAGCCCTCAAGTTCGGCCAGGACGTGGGGGACGGCATGGTCAAGGGCATGGAGTCCAAGCGCAAGAGCGTGTATGACACGGCGGAGAGTATTGCCAACGGCATGTTCCGGCGGCTACGGGCGGTGACCCAGACCCACAGCCCCTCCCGCAAGATGGAAGGCGTGTTCCGGGATATCTGGGCAGGCGCCGAGGTGGGCACAGAAAAGGCTGAAAAGCCCATCCTGGCCCAGACGGAGGCCCTGGCCAAGAAGCTCCTGGACATTGATGCTGCGGCCAATATGCCCGCCCTGGCTCTGCGGGAGATCACCGGCCGGAATCAGGTGTACCGGCGTGCGTCGGCGCAGTCGGATGCGCCCGCTTCCGGCGGCATCCCCCTGGGCAACCTGGCCGCCAAGCTGGATATGATCCTGGCCGCCATCGAGCGCGGCCAGATCATCGCCCTGGATGGCGATAAGATCGTGGGCGGCACCGCAGAACGCATGAATGCAGAGTTGGGCCTGATCAGTGCCGGAAATACCCGGAATGTGAGGTGATACCGTGGCCAGAAAGGCTGTAATCGGAAACTATGATACGGCCGCCAAGGGGTGGACGCTGTGCGCATACGCGCTGGATCCCCCCGCCTGGCGGGAAAATCTCGTGGAGGTTCCCGGGATGGACGGGGCTATTGATCTGAGCGCCTGCCCGGCGGGTGATGTAGCATACAGCCCCCGGGCCCTATCCATCACGCTGGAGCGCTCCGACGGCACCCGGACCACCCGGGAGGCGGCTATCTCCGCCATGGTGAACGCCCTGGACGGCGCCACCGTGGATATCACGCCCCCGGATGGCACGGAGTACCGCCTGCGGGGCCGTGTGCGGGTAGCTCCGCAGTACAGCGACTTGGCGCACGCCCAGGTGATCGTTTCGGCCACCTGCGATCCCTGGCGCCGGAAGGCCGCCCCCACGGTGGTATCCGGGACGGTGCCCGAATTGGGCACGCTGTCCCTGAGCCTGCCCAATGAGCGGCGGCCCGTGGTGCCCACCGTGGAGGTGTCGGCGGCTGCAACGCTGACCTTCGGCGGCAAGGACATCGCGGTGGCAGCCGGCAGCCATCGCAGCCTGGATATCCGCCTGGCAGCCGGCAGCAATACCCTTGCCGTCACGGCCGCAACCGGGACCACGGTGTCCGTCACCTATCAGGAGGCGTCGCTATGAGCTACACCGGCGCTGTTTGCGGCAAAGCCATTGCCGGACAGGCTGTCTGCGGTACGGATCCCCAGGAGGCTGCGCAGGAGTTTGCCGGTTATCAGCTGCGCTATGGGGATTATATCCTGTACGATCCGCGCGGGGCCAATGAGGTGGAACGGCTGCGCGTTTCGGCAGCATCCGTAGATCTCACCGCTGGCAAGGCGGGCTCCATGGCGTTCACGCTACTGCCGGATCACCCCTACCGGGACAAGCTACCCTATATGCGCCCCGGGCTGGAACTGCTGCAGGGCCGCTATGTGGTGTGGCGGGGCCGCATCACCTCCCAGGTGTGCGACTTCGCCAACAGCCTGAAGATATCGGCGGAGGGCATTATGGCCGCGCTCAACGATTCCACCGTCCCCCCGTTTGCTTACCCGGACGATTTTGCGGAGGATGCGGACTATCAGGCGGCTGCCAACAACGGCAACGTGGTGGATTTCCTGTTCCGCTGGTTCCTGGCCCAGCACAATGCCAAGGTATCCACGGATCAGCAGATCAAGCCGGGCGTCTGCACTGTGACGGACGCCAACAACTACATTGCCCGCAGCGCCACCAAGTATCTCACCACCATGGAGGCCATGACCACCCGCCTTACCGGCTCCGCCCTGGGTGGATACCTCTTGATGCGGTACGAGGCGGACGGCAACTATCTGGACTATTATGCGGACCTGCCGCTGACCAACGCTCAGGCGGTGCAGTTCGGCCAGAATCTCCTGGACCTGGAGCGCCAGCTTACCGGCACCGGCATCTACACCGCCATCCTGCCGGTGGGCAAGGACGGCCTGACCATCACGGAGCTGGCCGACGGCGACCTGACGGACGACCTGGTCAAGGAGGGCCCGTATGTCTGGTCCCGGGCCGGTGTGGCAAAGTACGGCTGGATCT